ACCCCCATTCGGGAATTACGGTTAGACCTCTAGTAAGTATATAGCGTCTTCAACGAACCAATCGTTTTGAGTCTAGCTGGATTTAGATGCGTGACTATATCTTGTATTATCAATTGAGAGTAATATTCGAGATGAACTTACTATCTCACTGATATTGAGTTATAGGTAATGAACAGTGCACTAACTCATTAATACACTGTTCATCATTGATTACATAACTTATAGGCTATCAATCAAAGTATCTGCTTCACCTGCAGTCATAGGTAATGAAATATCACCTAATTTGACTTTAGATAATGCTTTAGTTACATCTCCGATTACTTCAGCTACTTCAGCATCTTCAGACTCATCGTCTAAATCATTATCAAAGTAGTTAAGAAATCCGAATAACTTGTCTTTACCAGTTAGCTTGAAGTTAACTTTGTTACTGTTATTCTCTGCAGTTACATCAACATCGGCATTAATAATTATCTTTAATACTTGTTCGGCATTAATGTGTGCAAATGTACTTGTTGGACGAAACTCTACTGAATCATCTTTGTTTAGTCTAATACTAAACTTAGGTACATTAGTAGTCTTACGGTTTGTTGTTTTAACGATACTCATTGGATATTCTCCCATATGGAATTGCTAGCGATAAACGAAAGTCAATCACATTGCTAGCTTATGCAATTGACAGGAATTAGTAAAATGGTCTTTCTACGAACTATCTAAAAACTAATGTGCGTGAGTAGACCTATCTATTGATAAGCCTACTTGCACAACTACCTTATCTTCACTTGTTGTGAGTTTATTGCCTACTTAGGTTTGTACGGTAGTGAATAGAGGCTGTTTACATGCACCTCAACATGTCACTCAACTAAACGGTAAACCAGATAATAGTCATAGTAAACAATACACAGAACATAATGAATACTGTTCCTTCTATTACGGATAATAGGAATGTATCTAAATTATTCATGATTTATTCTTTGAACCTTTTGGACGACCTGCACGTTTAGCATGGTCTTCTTTGAACTTAATTAAGTTGAACTCTGATTCTAGTAAAGCAATCTCTACTGATTCATCTAGAGCTGTATTAATAATCTTGAATGATTGTCTAGTTGTAGTTTTAAGTCCATCATCACTAACTGTTAGACTAACTAATTCAGCAGTATCTTGAACTGTTTGTCCAATAGCTGCGATTGTATTACCGATTACTTTAAATATTTGCATATTATTCTCCATTAGTTTAAATAGTTGATAGCCCTAGATAAGAGCCAGAAACACGGACAGTGCAGTCAGGTAGCCCACTATCCTATAGACTGTGTAGTGTAAAGTGTAGGATAAAAATCCAGACGCACCTGTTGTTTAGGTGCCCTGGATTTATACGAAAGGTCAATCAGCTATTTAATTGTAAATTTAGAGGTATTAAGTTCCTCACTGTTACCCCCAAGTGGACTGACGATAAGATTGACCTGATCGGTTTCCATAAGATGTGACAGGTTAGCCTCAAAGAATTGATAATCCGCAATCTCTAAATCATCTGACAGGTTTATGTAACCGATCGTATTATTATCCGAGTCTGCGATTCTAAAGACAACTGTTTGGTCATTGTTAAATTTACGTTTTGGCATAGTATTCTCCATTAGTTATAAGATTAAGTAGACGAAGGATGATAATCCTCCTAAACCACGGTCAGTGGACCACTAGTCAACAAGCAACGGACACACATAAGCACACAAATAAAAAAGATAGTTATGTGGGTGCTTATGGGGGGGAGTGCCACTTGTTGACGAGTCATACACTAAGTTACTGTACCCGTAGTAAATTATGTAATTTTTCTATAAGCGAAAATAGCACACTTAGTCCCTGGGATCTTTGTTGCTATTCTAACGGACATTTGGACACTCCCCTTTAGGGGTGTGTCCTAAAATGTCCGTAATAGTATTAGCGACAAGCTGTAGTTGACGTAGTCAACGGAGGCTTGGAGCTATATAAAAAGATATCTCTTAAGAAGGGAAGCGCTACAGACCCTATTCCAGCAACATCAAGGTTGACCTGAGAGTTAACTTTTGTAGTTTAAAAGTTATCTGTGGAGTTAACTTTTGTTAATTAGTTTACTTGCTAGGGGATGTTATGATATACTTCCCCTGTTGAGTGTACTTTTCAGGGAGAACAATGCAGACACCGTATACTGCAGGCTGGGCAAAGATACCTTTAGATAATCTATTAGTAGTTAATGAGCTGATTGGCTCGTCTTCTATTTTTAGTGTGTATTGCTGTATGTTTAGGAAATTGCCTTTGAATGGAGATAATATTTGTAATATAACGCAAGCAGAGATATGTGAGACGTTGGACATTAAAAAGAGCTATGCGTCACGTTCTGTTAAAAGGCTGATAGATTTAGAGGTGATAGCTAAACATTCAAGTAAACACTATATGCTGAATCCTCAGTATACGATTCGTAATGTTAATGATGACTATTTTAGTTTAATGAATAAGTTTCAAGAGTTGCTCAAGGAGGGCGAACATGCAGACAGCTGATAAGCAGCACTTTATTATTGTAGGTTACGAGCTGGGGGCGGGGCTGTCGGAGGGTAACTTGCATGAGACTGTAGATATTGTATGTGATTGTCTTCATCCTGATAACACGGTTGATGATGCAATTGAGGAGCGAATGACTAAGAAAGATATTAAAGAGCTCATAGATCAACAATTTATAAAACGAAGAGATAATTGCTATATTGCCAACCCTTTGCTACTATACTGTGTCGATGATGATTATTTTTTAGATGAGAAGCGTTACGCTGCGCAGATTAAAGCAGCTAAACTATATTACGGGATAAAAAGATAATGGAGCTAGTTAAAAAAGAAAGTGCAGGCGTACTGACAAAAGAACAACTACAGGGCAGCATGCCTAAGAAGTTTCGTCACAATGTAACAGATGAGATGATTAGTTTTATTAATAGTACGGAAGGCGATGAGTTTAGAGATGTTTACAAAGAAAACTTAATTGGCTTTGCTGGTGTTATTGAAAGTGGGCGTTATAAGATGGCAGATTACATTAACGCTGTTAAGTTTGTTAGTTATAAGTTAATCGGGGACTCTAACACGATAGCCTACGCTAAAACGTTTCCTGACCGCTATCAGCGATTAGTAGATAAGAATACGCCTATGAAAACGATTGCATCGTTTTCTACGGCTTATAACAAGGGAGACCTTGTGCATAAGATTTTAGAAAGAACTTTGGTGCCCGTTCATATTCTTAATATGGATGTACATCAAGAGGCGATTAACACTCAAGCCGAGCTCATGCGTAATGCTAAAAGTGAGACTGTGCGTCAGAAAGCAGCTGAGTGTTTAATCACGCAACTCAAAGCGCCTGAAGCCGCAAAGATAGAAGTTGATGTTAATTATAGCAACTCATCTATCGATGATCTTCGAGAGACTACTAGAGCGTTAGCGCAGCAACAACTGAAGATGATACAAAGTGGTGCAGTTACAGCTGAGCATGTTGCACATAGTGACATTATTGCTAGGAAACAGGATACTGTCGAAACTGAATATGAGGAGATTTCTAATGAGAATTCTTAATATAGTATTACTAGCGCTGTTAGCTACATCTTGTAGTCAAAGCAATCCTTTTATTTCTAAATCCGAAGACCCATTACTAATTCCTCCAAATATTTTATGTGAACCTAATGAGCAAATATTAATCTGTGACTCTGATAAATTATTAGCATGTCAAGGATTTATACTAGAAGACAGACCAATCGATATAGAGGAGATAGAAATATGAGAAAATATGGAATAAAAAAACATACGCCTGTCAAAGCTAAAAAATGTGTACACTTTTTTAAGTGTATGTGGGAAGATGACTGTGAAGAGCTAGCAAAAGCTGAGCTTGCTGAGTTATCGCCTGTAGCTTTAGAAGAGATGGGCAGAGCAAGAGGTATTGAGTTAGATAGACGTAAGAAAAAAGCTACATTAATTAATGAGTTATACGAGGCAATGTGAAATTAGTAAAGAAAACTGTAGAAGAGTGGCTAAATAGCATTAGCTATGACGTAGATCCAAATTATGTACCTAGCGAATTCGCCCTCGAGTTTGTTAGTTTCATAAAGCTTGTGAATGGAGAACGAGGGGAAGAAAACAAAACTCCTGTTATTCATTACAAGATGTTAGACAATATTACAGGCAAAACTCAGAATACAGTCAACATGTGTTCACGAGGATTAGCAAAGACTACAATTCTTTCAGAATATCTAATACTATATTTAGCAGTGTACGGATCTATACCTGGCTTTGGTAACGTAGACTACGGGCTGTACGTATCTGACTCTATAGAAAATGGTGTTAAGAAAATGCGTTACAGGCTAGAAAGACGTTGCATGTACAGTGAGTTTCTAAAAACATATCTACATTCGTTTAGATTTACAGACATACGTTGGTACTTTAAAAACAAACAAGGTAAAGAATTAGTTGTAACAGGACACGGTGCTAAGACAGGAGTTCGTGGAACAGTAGAGCTAAACACGAGACCACAGTTAGCTATGTTAGATGACTTACTCTCAGATGATGACGCTCGTTCGCCCACTATTATTGAGAGCGTAGAGAATACAGTATACTCTGCAATTGACTATGCGTTGCATCCTAAAAAACGTAAAGTAATTTGGTCAGGTACTCCTTTTAATGCCAAAGACCCTTTATACAAAGCAGTAGAGTCAGGTGTATGGCATGTATCGGTATATCCTGTATGTGAAGAGTTTCCTGTTGAGCGTGAACATTTTAAAGGTGCATGGGAAGATCGATTTAATTATGACTACGTAATGGACCAGTATCAAAAGTCTAAAGGTGCAGGTAAGTTAGATAGCTTTAACCAGGAACTAATGCTACGCATTATGTCAGAAGAAGAACGCTTAATACAAGATAGCGATATTACCTGGTACAAGCATGCTAACGTAAAACAAAATATGGGAGCATTTAATTTCTATATTACAACTGACTTTGCAACCAGTGCTAGAGAAAGTGCAGACTACAGCACAATTAACGTATGGGCATATAACAATAACGGAGATTGGCTCTGGGTAGATGGATTTTGTAAACGTGCATTGATGGATGAAACAATGGATGCATTATTTGAGTTAGCTCAAAAATACAGTCCACAAGAAGTAGGTATTGAGGTGACAGGGCAGCAGGGGGGTTTTATAGCTTGGATACAAAACGAACAGATGAATCGTAATATTTACTTTACGCTTGCATCAGGTAAAGGTAGGTCGTCACCAGGTATTAGACCTAATAAAGATAAGATGAGTCGATTCCAGCAATTAGCATTGCCTTTATTTAAAGCAGGTAAGCTGTGGTTTCCTGAAGAATTAAAAGAATCTGATGAATTAGCAGAGATGTTAGCAGAGATCTCTCTTGCTACTTATAAAGGTTTTAAATCTAAACATGATGACCAGCTTGATAACATATCAATGTTAGGAGAGTTTAATGCTTGGAAACCAAGTGAGGTATCTACAGGTCAACAAGATGGATCAATGTTATGGGACGATGAAGAACCAGAGTCTTATGGTAGTAGTTCTTATTTTGTTTAAAGGGTTTACATAAATATTCTATAGTGGTATGATGGGACAAAACCACTTTAGGAACTCACATGTACGTTTCTGACTATTTGTCCCATATTGTAAAAGGTGAAGTCAAACAATTATATGTAAGCGATATTGGGACGACAAGTCCTAATACTGTACAACAAGCAAACATTGATACGCTTATAAGCTATCTTAATGAAGCTAACTTAGAATTACACAAACATTTCGGTTTATTACAGAAAGAACTTGTTTTAACTGATGTTACAAATAACTCACTCCATAATGTCCCACTAGATTTTTTATATGCAATCAGTGCACAGTATGATGATGGAACAGAAGTTTCAATTAACAATGAAAGAGCTAACTACGTAGACAAAGTAGATGAGAATGTTTCAATACTTTTTCCAGCACCTTTTAAAATTCTAGTTAAAGGTACTGATGTATCTTTAAAAAGAGATGATATCAGTATAGTATATGTTGCGGTCCCTGCAACTGTAGCTAAAACAACAGANTTTATTGATTTGCCTCAAGTATATAATGAAGCCATTTATAATTACATGGCATACAAAGCGCATGTTTCTGTTAAAGGTGATATGAAAGAAGAGAACAATACTTATTATTTACGTTATCAAGAAAGCTTAAGAAATATTAGATTACTTGGTATGGTTAACTCTGATAACTTAGATAGCAATGTTAAATTAACAGATAGAGGATTTGTATAATGGCAAATTATCATTCGTTTTCACCAAACACAGTAGAAGCAAATCAAATTGATTACTATGATACGATTGAGTTAGTATCTGGAGATAATCAACCAGAATTAACGATTATATTAAAAGACAGTAACACAGCATTATCAGGTCAAACGTTAGACGCTGCTAATCATGCAACATGGGCACTCATCAATTTAACAAATGCTAGTTCTGTTGTTATGAAGTTTAGAAAAGCTGAAACAACAACTATATTAGAGACGATTACGTGCTCTATAGTAAGTCCTCCTACTAACGGTAAAGTTATCATGACTTGGGGTTCTACAACATTAAACGGAGCAAGTGGAGTATACGAAGGTGAAATTACAGTTACATACAGTAACGGTAATATAACTACAGTCAGAGACTTATTAAAATTTGATGTGAGGGCAGGCTTCTAAAATGGACATAGATGCTAGAGCTGTTGTAACCTTAGTTAAACCCGAAGCTACAGTATCTCACACTTCATTAAAAAGTACGATATCAACTGTCAGAATGGAGAGTGTTGCTACTCTTGCTGACGGATCATTAAATAAATGGATAGAAGATAGTGTTCCTCTTAGTGAGGTTTACCTTAGTGTTTACACAAAACCGTTTACTGAAAGTTTATCAATATCTGAAGTATATGGTTGGAATTTACAAAAAACTCCTACTGAATCTTTAAGTATATCAGAAACGTTTGCTAAAGTAGTTTCTTGGCAACGAGACTTTAATGATGCATTTACTTTAGATGATGCAGCTACTATTGATAAAGATTACTACGGTAATAAAGGTAACGTATTCCAGATATTAGATATACTAAACATTGAAATGGGTCGAGGATTTACTGATTCATATACAGTTGGAGATGTAGTAGCTATTGCTATGGCATATAATAGAACTCCAAACGAAACGTTAAGCACGGGGGATGTGCCAGTTATTAATAACCGATCAGGTGCATTAATGAATGGGACTTTTTTTAATAATATAACCTTAAACTAGGAGATTAGTAATGGTTAATGAAAACTTAAAACTAACAGGTGCATTAACGATTGCACTGAATGATGAGGTTGTACATGAAGTAGATAACCTCGTTGTAACAGCAGGAAAAAATTTTGTTGCGTCACGTATGAAAGATACAACAAAAGCAGCAATGACGCACATGGCAGTAGGAACAGGTACAACAGCAGCTGCAGCATCACAAACTGCTTTAGTTACTGAAAATGACAGAAACACTTTAACATCAACAACAGTAACTGCTAACGCAATAGCATATGTATGTACTTGGGCTGCAGGTGATGCAACTGCTGCACTAACAGAAGCTGGTATTTTTAATGCATCATCAGGTGGTGACATGCTTTGTAGAACAGTATTCTCTGTAGTTAACAAAGCTTCAGCAGATAGCATGACTATTACCTGGACTGTAACAGTGAGTTAATATGGGAATTAAATTTAGTAATAACGCGTCTGCTTCATTAGATGGTGCAATTACAAATTCAGCAACATCGATTACACTTGATGATGTAACAGAGTTTCCTACGTTAGGAGCAGCTGATTATGCATTTTTAACTCTATCTAATTCAGCAGCAACAAAAATTGAAGTAATTAAAGTAACCGCAATAAACACAGGTACTAAAGTATTAACTGCTGTAAGAGCGCAAGACAATACGTCAGCTCAAGCATTTGATGACGGTGATAAATGTGATTTAAGGTTAACAGCTGGAGCACTAGAAGCTAAGTTAGCTGAAGCTGAACCTGATGGAGTTCCCATGGCTATTGCATTAGGATAGGAGTAAATAAATGGCTAACACGTTCAAACTAAAAACTAAAGCGGCAATAGATGCTTCTTTAGTTACTGTATACACAGTGCCCACTGTAGAAGCAGCAGTAATTATTGGGTTAACAATATCTAATATTAAAGGTTCAGCCGTTACAGCTGATGTACAAGTTGTAACAGCTTCTTCATCTGGAGAAAATGCAGATGATGTATACATTGCTAAAGATATTCCACTGCCTACAGGTTCTTCAGTAGAAATTATGGCAGGTAATAAAATTGTTCTCCAATCAGGAGATATAATTAAAGTCAAAGCATCAGTAGTAGATGGAGTAGATGCTTTATTAAGTGTAATGGAAATAACATAAGGAGATA